CTTTACCAATAAGCTGTTCCGTGCGCTGCGCATACCTGCTTCATATCTACCTACATCCATTGACGAACAAGCTAACACTGTATCAGACGGCAAAGTAGGCACAGCTTACATCCAAGAACTGAGATTCAATGAGTACTGCAAACGTCTACAAAGCATTATAGTAGAAACATTTGATCTTGAATTCAAGCTGTGGCTTAATGATCAAGGTGTAAACATTGATAGCGGGCTGTTTGAACTTAAATTTAATCAGCCACAGAACTTTGCTGCATATCGTCAAAGTGAACTCGACACAGCTCGAGCAGCTACATTTGCACAAGTAGTACAGATTCCACATCTCAGCAAGCGTTTTGCTATGAAGCGATTCCTAGGCATGACCGAAGATGAGTTCAAAGAAAACGAAAGATTGTGGCGCGAAGAAAATGGTGCCAATCTCACAGCACCTGCTGATGCCCAAAGTCAATTACGAGGCATAGGAGTAACACCTGGAGGCATGGCTGCAGATGCAGGCGCCCAGGAAGCAGAAGCGCCTTTAGACATGGCAGCTGCTGCAGAACCAGGTGCAGAAGCCGGAGCAGAAGCAGCACCAGAAGCACCCGTTCAATAATAAATACATTATGCTTCTTAACGAATTCTTTTACTTCAACGAAAAAAACAACGACTTTGCTCAAGATCGTAGATATGAGTCCAGCAGAGATCGCAGCATCATTGACAAAAAAGACACCAGAAAGATACGTCTTACGCTGCGACAAATCAATCAACTGAGGCTTCAAAGCGAAGCACATCAATTAGAATCACAATCTGAACTGGACTTTATAAGACAAATGTATGGAACTCCAGTTGGCGAAGAAGCAGCACCTGCACAATAATCCCGGATTTGTCATAGGCAACGGCACCAGCCGACAGTGTCTAGACGTTCGTTCTCTAATGACCAAAGGTGTAACTTACGGGTGCAACGCCCAATATCGTGAGTTTGAACCAAACTATCTGATAGCTGTAGATGTAAAAATGGTCAATGAAATCATAGAATCTGGCTATCACAAAAAACATCAAGTATGGACAAATCCCAACAAAGGCATACAAACCAAGAACGGCATTAACTTTTTTAGTCCGCACAAGGGATGGAGTTCAGGCCCCACAGCATTATGGTTTGCTGCAACCCAAGAACACAAGACTATCTATATTTTTGGCTTCGATTATCAAGGCATCGACGGCAAGTTTAACAACGTTTACGCAGATACATTTAACTATAAAAAATCAACAGATGCAGCAACTTACCACGGAAACTGGTTAAGCCAAACTGAAAAAGTAATTAAAGAATTCCGTCACACTCATTTTTTTAGGGTAATAGAACCTGGTGCATTTATACCAGACAAGCTAGGCCCTACCTTGACTAACCTAAGTCATATCACCTACGACGAATTTAGTAGAAGTATTCCTGATACTATATATTCTAATCAAATCAATCAAAAAACTACCATTTAACACCAGATTGTAATCTTCGTGTTAAATAAACAACAGCCCATACCATACGAGGAGATAAACTATGGCCGATAATAAACTATTACAACAAATGCTTGAGCATTTGGTCAACGACGATCAAGCTAAAGCAGAAGAACTGTTCCACGAGTACGTGGTTACAGCATCACGCGAAATCTACGAATCTTTAATCGACAGCGAAATCGCTGAAGAAGAAGAAAAAGAAGAAGATGACGAAGACATGGAAGAAGCTGCTAAAGATGAAGATGCAGAAGAAGACAAAGTCGACGAAGAATTTGAAGATATTGCCATCGAAGGCGACGACGAAATGCCTGCAATGGGCGGAGATCCAACTGACGATCTAGAAGGCGATATTGATGCAGAAATGGATGACGAAGAAGGCGAAGAAAAGTCTGAAGAAGAACTATTCCAAGACCTAGACTCTATTGTTGATGAACTACAAGCCAAATTTGATGAACTCAAAGGCGGTGACGACATGGGCGACATGGGTGACGACGGCGAAGAAGGCGGAAATCCATTTGCTAAAGAAGAAGCCATGGGCGATCTAGCAACTGTACGTGAGTACGTTGAGAAAGTTGCTCCAGCAAAAATGGGCGATAACGGCGTAAACGCTAAGTCTATTGTAGCTGGCAAGAATGACATGGGCGGTACAACTGCTAACATTCTTAGCGGCAAGAACGGTACTCCAGGTTCAGAAACAGGTGAATTAAAAGGTTCAGGATTGCTAAAAGGCAAGCCAACCGAAGATAATGCTGGTAACATCAATGTCCCAGGCGGTAAAGCTGGCAATGCTTTCTCTAAGAAAGAGCCAGGACATGGTGCTGAGAAAGCTGGTGCGAAAGAATCAGCTGACAACAAGCAAAGCCTTTTCCGTGGTCGTAGATAATAGGACTTGACAAAGGTGAAAACTACTCTATCAGAACATTTGAGTTTTGACCAGGCTAAGATTGTCTTGGAGCGCGACGAAGGCAGCGACGGTAAAAAGTCGCTGCACCTAAACGGCATTTGCATTCAAGGAGACATCCGTAATGCAAATCAGCGTGTTTACTCTTCTGAAGAAATTGGCAGGGCTGTCAAAACGCTCAATGAACAGATCGCTGGTGGCTACTCCGTTCTTGGAGAAGTTGATCATCCTCAGGATTTAAAAATCAATCTTGATCGTGTGAGTCACATGATAACCAAGATGTGGATGGATGGTCCTAACGGCTACGGAAAACTAAAAATACTTCCAACTCCAATGGGCCAGTTAATTCAGTCCATGCTAGAGGCGGGAGTTAAACTGGGCGTTAGCTCCAGAGGATCCGGCGAAGTAGACAGCGGTGGAAAAGTACAGGGTTTTGAAATTATCACTGTAGACATCGTGGCACAGCCAAGTGCTCCAGGCGCTTACCCAACACCAGTATACGAACATTTAATCAATAACACAGGCGGTTACAAGGCATATCAATTAGCACAGGAAGTCCAAGGCGACCCCAAGGCACAGAAGTACTTAGCAGAGAGTCTGAAAAAAATCATTTCAGGCCTCAAATAACAGTAGGAGAATCACATGCTAGACATCGTAAAACAATTGTTTGAAAACAATGTGATTTCCGAAGAAATCAAATCGGAAATTGACTCTGCTTGGCAAAGCAGACTTCAAGAAAACCGTGATCAAGTAACCGCTGAACTACGTGAAGAATTTGCTCAGAAGTATGAGCATGACAAAGGCGCAATGGTAGAAGCTGTAGAAGCTATGCTAACAGATCGCTTACAGGCAGAGTTAGGTGAATTGGCAGAAGATCGCCAAGGACTTATCGAAGCCCGTGCCAAGTATGCTAAGAAAATGAAAGACGATTCCAAAGCAATGGAATCATTTATCTTTAATAATCTTAACAAAGAATTGGCAGAACTACACGAAGATCGCAAAACAGTTGCAAACAATGTAGCTAAATTAGAATCCTTTATCGTGGATGCACTGGCGAAAGAAATCGCAGAATTCCACACAGACAAGAAAGACCTAGCCGAAACTAAAGTAAAATTAGTACGCGAAAGCAGAGCTAAGTTTGACAATCTCAAGAAAGATTTTATCACAGCAGCTTCCACAAAAGTAGCAGAAACAGTGCAGAACGGACTACGTTCTGAAATGACTCAGCTCAAGGAAGACATTGAATCAGCTCGTAGAAATGACTTTGGTCGCAGAATTTTTGAATCATTTGCAAGCGAATACGCTGCAAGTCATCTAAATGAGAAATCTGAAACAGCAAAACTTCTTAAAGTTATGCTGACTAGAGAAGCCGAATTAGAAGAAGCAGTAAAGATTGTTGCAGAATCACAAGAACAAGTAGCACAGAAAGATCGTGAACTACGTATTATCAAAGAAAACAACCAACGCAAGGAAGTTATGAGCGAATTGCTAGGACCGTTGACTGGAGATAAGCGTCAAGTAATGGGAAGTCTACTTGAGTCAACACAAACAGAAAAGCTACGTACAGCTTTCGACAAATACCTACCAGCAGTAATGAATGGTGGAGCACCGGCGAAGAAAGTACTATCAGAAGGCAAAGAAATTACAGGCGATAAACAGGCACCTCAATCCAGCGGTAAAGAAGAAAAAACCGCTGAGATATTTGACATCCGCAGGCTTGCGGGACTAAAAGTTTAAGGAGAACTATAATGTCACAATTACTCGAGTCACGCTGGTCGGAGACTAAAGAGGCCCTATTAGAAGGTCTTCAAGGTAACAAGCGTTCAGTAATGGCAACAACTCTAGAAAATACCCGCAAGTATTTGGCAGAGAGTGCCACCGCTGGTGCAACATCCGCCGGTAACGTAGCAACCCTAAATCGTGTGATCCTTCCAGTGATCAGACGTGTAATGCCAACAGTCATTGCTAATGAACTAGTTGGTGTACAACCAATGACTGGCCCAGTTGGACAAATCCACACACTACGTGTTCGCTACTCTGATACAGTTAGCAGAACAACAGGTGGATCTACAACAGCTGGTGAAGAGGCATTAAGCCCATTCAAGATTGCTGAAGGTTATTCTGGTTCAGACGCAGGTAAAGCTTCTGCTACAGCAGCTTTAGAAGGTGTTGCAGGTAACAAACTAAGCATTCAAATCTTGAAACAAACAGTTGAAGCTAAGACACGTAAGCTATCAGCTCGTTGGACATTCGAAGCAGCTCAAGATGCACAAGCCCAACAAGGCATTGACATCGAAGCTGAGATCATGGCAGCTCTTGCACAAGAGATCACTGCTGAGATCGACCAAGAAGTTCTACGTAGCTTGGCTACATTGTCTTCAACAGTATTGACATACGACCAAGCTGCTGTATCTGGTACAGCAACATTCGTTGGTGACGAGCATGCCGCATTGGCAGTTCAAATCAACCGTGCTGCTAACTTGATCGCTCAGCGTACACGTCGTGGTGCAG